GCGACGGTAAGTCGTTGTTTGATGCTACGCGCAAAAACAACGCGGCCGGTCCGGCGTCTGAGCTGTCCATTGCCAGCTTGATCGCTGGTAAGACTGCAATGGCTTCGCAAAAAACCCAGGTTGAAGGTGGAAAGCCTCGCACCTTGAATATTCGCCCAGCCTACGTGCTGACCCCGGTGGCCCTGGAAGACAAGGCCAACCAAATTATCAACTCGGCCTCTGTGCCGGGCGCTGATGCTAACTCTGGCATCATCAACCCAATCCGCGGCTTTGCCAAAGTGATCGGTGAGCCGCGTCTTGATGATGCGTCGGCAACGGCCTGGTACATGGCTGCCAAGCAAGGCAGCGACACCATTGAAGTGGCTTACCTCAACGGCATTGATACGCCGTATGTGGAGCAGCAAAACGGCTTCAGCGTCGACGGCGTGGCCAGCAAGGTGCGTATCGACGCAGGCGTTGCGCCTGCCGACTTCCGTGGCCTGTACAGTGCCGCTGGCAAGTAAGCCCCGCTGTCCCTGATAACCCCGCCTAGTGCGGGGTTTGTTGTTTTTGCGTTCTGGAGAATTGAGCGATGTCTAAGAATTATTCGGGTACTGGCCGGTCCTGCACGTTTGTGTCCCCTACTGGCGGCACCAAAGCCGGCGTGCCTGTGGCGATCAACGCCCTGGTGGTGATCCCGCTGGAAGACACGGTAAAAGGCCAGGCCTTTACCGGCGTGCTGGGTGATGCCTGGGTGCTGCCTGTCACCGGTGCGCTGAAAGCGGGCGTCAAGGTCAGTGTGTTGGCCGGTACGTTGGTCGCGGATGGCACTGCGGATGCTGTGCCCTTCGGCAAGCTGCTGACTGACGCGTCTGGCGGCTTCGCTGAAGCCTTGTTGATCCAGTAATGGCCGGCGGCTTTCGGGCCCTGGCTGATCGCATGGACGCCCTGGCGGTTGAACGCCTGGGCGATCCCGCGACGCTGGCAGATGGTCGTGGAGTCTTCGGTGCGTTTTCTTCCCCCTTTGTCGGCGCCGAAATCGGCGGTGGCAAGGGCGGCGCTGTGCGGCTGGGCGGTGCGATCAATGCCGACGAGGTTTTAGAGCCCACCATGACCGCGCGAGCGGTCGACGTACAAGGCGTCAAAAAAGGCGACTTTCTTACCATTGAGCTGCCGCCCGCGCTGGGTGGTGGCCGCTACAAGGTCGTGCGCCTGAAGCCTGACGGCTCGGGCATGGTTGACCTGGTGCTGAGCGTGCCCAATGAGCGAACTGACGACATTACATGATGCGATCACGCGCATTATCAGCGAACGTATGCCCCGGGTGCTGCACGTTGAGCAGTTCCCCGAGCTGGACGCCCAGGTAAACACACCGGCATTGCTGTACGGCATTACCGATATGACCCTTGGCACTGATCGCGGGGAGGGGAAAACGGCGCTGATTGGCCGTTTCCAATCCTGCATTTTGGTTGATGCAGACCGCCCCAAGGCATCGTTACAGGCCGCTATCTTGGCGGCTCAAATGACGACAGTGCTTAAGGATCAGTGGTGGGGTTTGGATTTTGTCACCGGCCCGCCGGAGCAGGTCCACGCCCAGCCGGAAGCCCCGACAGCGGAGCTTGAGCAGTTTGTCATGTGGTCGGTGCAGTGGGTCCAGCCTTTCGAGGTTGGGGAGTTCACTTGGCCGTGGCCTGATGAGCCGCCAGGCTCGCTCGTGTTCAACATCGAGCCGGGCGACGAGCCGGTGGCGCCTGAGGCTCTTTCGTGAGTTACGCCGAGGCGGAACATGACCGCATGATCGCGGCCATGCTTATGCCATGCGTGGTGGTCGGCGTTGATCTGGCGGCGCCGGCGGTGCGTGTCAGCACCGGCGAGTGGACGAGCGCCTGGGTGCGCTGGCACAGTCTAGCGGCCGGCAAGGCGCGGCACTGGCGGGCGCCAAGCCTGGGCGAGCAGGGGGTGTTGTTCAACCCCAGCGGCCAGGCGGGCATGGGCACGTTTATCCCTGGGCTGTACGGCAATGCCGGCGGCCCGCCGGATAATCGCGATCATGTCGAGGTCTGGCGTTTTGATGATGGCGGCTCGCTGGTCTACGACTGGGCGGCCAAGACCTACACCATCACCCTGCCAACCGGTACCGTCACTATCAAAGTGGGCAGCACCGTTGTGACCGTTACGGATAACGCAGTGAATGCCACGGTGGGCGGTACCGAGTTCGACCTGGCTCCCGGTTGGGCGGCGATTAAATCGCCTCAGATAGCGTTGATCGGTGCAGTAGAGATCGACGGCCCGTTACACGTAACGCAGAGCATCACCGGCGCCGCCGATATCCTGGCGGCCGGTAATAGCGACAACCACCATAAGCACTAACCAAAGTCATCTACAGCCCGCCGCGTGCGGGTTTTTTCATGCCTGGAGAAATCATGGCCAAGACCACCGAAAATCCCGCAACCGAAGAGCAAGCACCGGCCGCGCCGGCGTCGTTGACGTTCCGTGATCTGGTCTACACGTCGCGCACGCTGGTTGTGCCTGACACCGATCGTACTTACCCGGTGGCCAAGGGCCTGGTGGTGGTGCCGGCATCGGATAAAGAGGCGTTGGCCTTCCTGCAGGCCAATAGCGAATACGCCGCCCAGGAGGGCTAAGCCAGATGATCGGAATGGATCGCCACACCGGGCAGCCCATATCCGGCATCGAGCATTTGCGACAGTCCATTGCCGACATATTGAGTACGCCTCTGGACAGTCGCCGGCAGCGGCCCGAGTACGGCAGCAAGCTACGTCTGTTCGTTGACTTGCCAATCAATGCAGGCTGGAAAAGTGCGGTTCAGGCCGAAGCGGCCCGTGCCCTCGGCCTTCATGAGCCGCGCTTGAAACTTGAGCGCGTGACGGCGCTGTCGCTGCTGGATGGGAAAATAAACATGCTCGTTGCCGGCGAGTACCTGGGCGACAGCTTTGTCTTGGAGGTAAGCGTATGAGCATCGTGGATTTGTCCGCCTTGCCGGCGCCGGAGGTGCTTGAGCCGCTGGACTTTGAAGAGGTCTACGACGAAGGACTGTCAGCGTTTCGCGAGTATATGGGCGACAACTGGAACGCCGCGCTCGAAAGCGATCCTGTCACCAAAGTGCTGGAGGTGGGTGCTTACAACAAGGTTGGTAACCGTGCCCGGGTTAACGATGCCTGCAAGGCGCTGCTGTTGGCTCACGCCATCAAGGGCGACCTCGATCAGTTGGGCGCAAACGTCAACCTTCAGCGCCTGGTGATTCGGCCCGAGGATCTGCTGGCGGTTCCGCCGATGGCTGAAGTCCTTGAGGATGATGACCCGTTTCGTGAGCGCATCCAGTTGGCCTATGAGGGGCTGACCACAGCGGGACCGCGTAACAGCTACATCCTGCACGCGCGTAACGCGTCCGGCTTTGTGCTGGACGCCTCGGCGGAAAGTCCGGCGCCTGCGAGCGTTACCGTAACGGTGCTGAGTACCGAAGGGGATGGGACGGCCACGTCGGAGTTGTTGGCCACCGTGGCTTTGGCCCTGAATGACGATGACGTGCGGCCATTGGGTGACCGGGTAACAGTCCAGGGCGCCGAAATTCTGAATTACCGAATTGACGCAATCCTGCACATGAATAGCGCCGGGCCAGAAGGTGATGCGGCCCGGGCCGAAGCCCTAAGCCGCCTTTCGAAATGGATCAATCCCCGTAAACGCCTGGGCGTTGAGGTGGCCCGGTCCGCCGTGGACGCCCAGGCGCACGTTGCTGGCGTCTCGCGCGTCGAGCTGCCCGGCTGGGTCGACCTGGCCCCTACTAAAGCCCAGGCCGCGTACTGCACTGGTTACAGCGTGAGGGTGGCGGATGAAAAGCCTACTGCCCAGCAATAGCACACAGCTAGAGCGGGCCATGGAGGCAGCGCTCTACGAGAAAACCATTGTTCCGTTGCGCACGCTCTACAACGCCGATACGTGTCCGGCCCATTTGCTGCTGCATCTGGCGTGGGCCTGGTCGGTCGACCGCTGGGATTATCGGTGGAGCGAGGCGACCAAGCGTGCCGCTATCAAGGCTTCGTATTACATCCACAAGCACAAAGGCACGATTGGCGCGTTGCGCCGCGTGGTCGAGCCGCTGGGCTACCTGATCGAGGTCATGGAGTGGTGGCAGACGGTGCCCCTCGGTGTGCCGGGTACCTTCGCACTGAAGGTTGGTGTTCTGGACACCGGTATTACCGAAGAGATGTACGAAGAGCTGACCCGGCTCATTGATGACGCCAAGCCCGTCAGTCGGCATATGACCGGTCTGGCGATCAGCCTAGAAACTACCGGTTACATCGGCATTGGCGCCTGTGTAAGTGAAGGTGAAGTGATCGACGTTTACCCGCCAACCCCCCGCGACATCGAGGTGACCGGCACCTATGGCCTGGTCATGTGTATTGATGAAATTGACACCCTGGACGTGTATCCATGATTGATCAGAACAGTCAGTTTTTCGCCATCCTCACAGCAGTGGGTGAGGCGAAACAGGCAAACGCTACGGCCCTTGGCCAGCCCTGGACCTTCTCGCAAATGGGCGTAGGTGATGCCAACAACACGGACCCTATTCCAAATCGGACCCAAACGCGGCTGATCAACGAGTGGCGCCGGGCAGCGGTCAATCAGGTGCGAACGGATCCGGCCAACCCGAACATCATCATCACCGAGCAGGTTATCCCGGCCGACGTGGGCGGTAAGTGGATTCGGGAAATCGCTCTGTATGACGCCGACGGCGACATGGTGGCGGTGGCCAACTGTGCCCCGAGCTTCAAGCCGTTGCTTGTGCAGGGAACCGGAAAGACCCAAATCATCCGCATGAATTTCATTGTCGCGAATACCGCGAGTGTCGTCCTTAAGATTGACCCTGCGGTGGTTCTGGCAACGCGCGAATACGTGGATCTGCAAATTATTGAGGCCTTGGCCAAGCTGGATTTTAAGAACTCAGTATTGGTGGCCACCACGGCCAATATCGTCTTGAGCGGAATCCAGACCGTCGACGGCGTTTTGTTGTCGGCGGACTCTCGGGTGCTGGTGAAGGACCAGACCCAGGCCAAGGATAATGGTATCTACGTTGTACCCGCTGGCGGTGCCTGGAGGCGCGCCCAGGATGCAGATGCCAGCGTGGAGGTAACGCCGGGGCTATTTGTCAGCGTTGAGAAGGGCACGGCCAATGGCGATAGCGTTTGGCAACTGGTGACTGATGCACCGATTGTCTTGGGGACCACTGCGCTGGCCTTCGAAATGGTCGCGGGCAAAACCGGTATCAGCGCAGGTGCCTATTCGGTTTTGACCGTCGACAAGTACGGCCGCGTTATTGCTGGCACGAACCCCACCACGCTGGCCGGGCATGGCATTACTAACGGGCTTCGCGTCGACGTGGTAAGTCAGCAGTTGCCAGCATTGGCGGCGCCGCTGCCGGGAGGGATTGACGGCACTGGAAACGGCGGGGCATTGCAGATTCGCGAGGCCCAGGAAGTCAGCACCTCGAAATCAGATTTTGAGTATGCCCCACGGATACTGTTCCACTGGCAAGGGAATAAGGCCCGTGATTTGGCAATGTCGTATCAGGGCGACCTGCTTTGGGCCAGCAACGTTATGTACCACGCGGGGAACTTCAACCCAGCGCTCAAGGCCAACTTGGCGTCGCCTTCTTTTACGGGCACTGCGACTGCCCCAACTGCCAGCGTTGGCACCAGTACCACGCAGCTCGCTACCACTGCATTTACATACTTGGCGGTTAATGCCTACGCAACGACTGTCACGGCCTCGCTTAACCTGAAAGCAGATATCGCAACTTCCCTGCGGGTTGGATCGGTCAGTCGTCAGCGGCCGATATTGGCAGGGAATTTGGCCGCCGGCGGAGCCGAAGCTGCAGACGGACCTGGCGGGGCACTCGAAATCAGGGAAGTTAATGAGGTCGCGGCTGCTCAGTCGAGCCTTCTCTATGCGCCTGGCATTCTTTTTAACTGGTCAAATCGGTTTGCCCGATATTTAAAAATGTCTGCCGTTGGCGATTTGGTGTGGAGTGATAAGAGGCTGTTTCATGAAGGCAATATCACTGACGTGCTGGCTACCGTCGCGTTGCAGCCGAATGGTCGCGTGCTGATTCCAACCAAGGACGGAACGCCGCTCTACCTTCAGTGGTACGAGGGGCCAATCAGCGGTGCTGAAACTGTCGCCTATCCGGCAATCAGTCACCCCGTGCCATTCCCTAATCAATGCCTTTTTGCCGGTGTCTTTACACGCTCTACGACTGACAACACCCTATCTGACCAGATGTTTCAGATGGTCACTTGGGACCGACTGGGCGTTAAAGTTTTCCCGCAATGGTTTGGCACGGGCAATCAATCACTTGTCAAACCGCTGATCTTAGCTATCGGAAATTGAACATGGACAACCAAGCAGAAATGCCAGTGACCGAACCGCTTGAGGTGTTTTATGAGACCCCGGAGCCCCCAACACCTGAGGTGATTTACTACAGCGCCCGTGATTGCGGATTTCTCTTTTTGTCCGAGCGCCCCGCCTATGACGCTGCGGGCACCTGGCCTGAGGATGCCGTCGAAGTAACGGCTGAAGATTGGCAGGCATTCGGCCAGACAGCACCACCTCCGGGTATGCGTCGCGGCAGTGATGACCAGGGCCGTCCGGCATGGATCACGCCCGAGGTGACGCCCGAGGACGCGCAGCAGCAGGAACGCGCTTGGCGCGACCGTCAGTTGTTGGCCACTGATAGCTTGGTAACGCGCCACCGCGACGAGCTTGAGGCTGATCGGCCTACCACCTTGAGTGCTGAGCAGTATCAGCAGTTGCAGCGCTATCGCTTGGATCTGCGCGACTGGCCGGAAGCTGATTTGTTTCCGGCCGTCGCCAATCGTCCGCCGGCCCCGGACTGGCTTGTAGGCAGCACCGAGTAACGCCCCGCACTGACGGGGCGTTTTCTTTTCCGTTACGCGTAACACGAACAACCTACGGCCTCGCTTATTCGGGGCTTTTTCGTTTCTGGAGATTGAGCCTTATGAGTTTCTTTCACGGCATCACCACCTCGTTGATCGACACTGGCGCGCGCACTATCTCGCTCCCGTCGTCCTCGATCATTGGCCTGTGTGACACCTTCACCCCGGGCATGCTTGGCGGCGGTACTGCCAAGGCCGGCGAGCTGAAGCTGATCACGTCAGAGCGCGAAGCCATTGCAGCATTCGGTGCTGACTCGGCGATCACCCGGGCTTGCCAGGCGATCTATGTGCGGGCAAAGGCTGTGATCGTCGCCATTGGCGTTCCTAAGCTCGCGGATGCCGCGCTTCAAACGTCCGCCATCATTGGTGGTGTTCTGGCGGATGGGCAGCGCACGGGCCTTCAGGCGCTGCTGGACGGCAAGAGCCGACACAACGCCCAGCCCAAGCTGTTGATCGCCCCGGGGCACTCGGCCACGCAGGCGGTGGCCACCGCCATGGACGCCCTGGCCGGCAAGCTGCGCGCGATTGCCATTGTTGATGGCCCGAACGCCACCGACGAGGCCGCCATGGCCTACGCGCTGAACTTCGGCAGTAAGCGCATCTATCTGGTGGACCCGGGTGTGCAGTTCTGGAGCACCGTCGATAGCGCGACCGTGGATGCCCCTGCCTCGGCCTGGGTGGCGGGCTTGTTTGCCTGGACCGATGCTGAGTACGGCTACTGGGCGTCGCCATCGAACAAAGAGTTTGTTGGCATCACCGGCACCACCCGGCCGGTGGAGTACTTGGACGGCGACGAGACGTGCCGGGCTAACCTGCTCAATAACGCGAACATCACCACGATCATTCGCGATGGCGGTTACCGCCTGTGGGGCAACCGTACTTGCTCCGCTGATGCCAAGTGGTCGTTTGTCACCCGCGTGCGTACCTGCGACATCCTCATGGATGCGATCCAGGCGGGCCACAAGTGGGCGGTAGACCGCTCGATCACGAAAACCTATGTGTCTGACGTGACCGAAGGGCTCCAATCCTTCATGCGTGACCAGAAGAACGCCGGTGCGGTGATCAACTTCGAGGTCTACGCGGACACCGAGCGCAACACGCTAAGCCAAATCGAGCAGGGAAAAATCTTCTGGCGCATTCGCTTCACCGACGTGCCGCCGGCCGAAAACCCGAATTTCCTGATCGAGGTCACCAACGAGTGGCTGGCCGAAGTACTTGAAGCAGCCTAAGGAGGCCGAGCAATGATTCCTGAAATGTTGACCAACTGCGTCATGTTCGTTGATGGCGTGAGCTTTTCCGGTGACGTGCCGTCCATGACGCTGCCCAAGCTGGCGATCAAATCCGAGGAATACCGGGGCGGCGGTATGAGCGGCCCTGTCGACCTGCCTACCGGCCTGGAAAAGCTGGAGGCGGCATGGACCACCAACGGCGTGCGCAAAGAGTCGCTGAAGTTCTTCGGGCTGGCGGACCAGACGGCTTGCAATGCCGTTTTCCGTGGCTCGTTCAAGGGCCAGAAAGGCACCGTGAAGGCGGTAACTGTGACCCTGCGCGGCTCGCTTAAAGAGGTGGATATGGGTGATTGGAAGCCGGGCGACAAGGCCGAAGTCAAACACGCCATGGCCGTCACCTACTACAAGCTCGAAATCGACGGGCGTGTGATGTACGAAATCGACTTTGCCAACATGGTTCAGGTGATCAACGGTGTTGATCAGTTGGCCGCTGAGCGTTCGGCCCTGGGCCTTTAAGGATTGATGATATGACCGACTCTCTAACTGCACCGCTCCCGTCCTGGCTGGTCCTGAGCGACGACGGCGTTACCGTAACGCTCAAGCACAAGGCCAATCTCAATGGGGTTGTGACCGATAAGCTGATGATGCGCGCGCCCAGCGTAAAGGATGTTATGGCCGCCAAAATCGCCGGCAATGGTGACCATGAAAAGGTGGAGCTGAACTTGTTTTGTAGCCTGCTCACAGCTACCGAGGCAGAACTCACGAGTCTCAAATACAAGGACTACATGCGCCTTCAGGCGGGCTATTTTCGCCTGGTTGAGGAAGACGACGTGTAACGAGGTCACGCTTAAAATGCTGGCCAAGCGCTTGGCAAAAGAGACGGGTTTCTCGTCTGCCGAGATCCTGGCCATGCCCTTTAACGTGATGGTGTGGTGGCTCACGGAATGAGCCGCTGTTGATCTACCCGACGTATAGGGCGCGCACATGGCAAACAAACTTGCTCTCGGCCTGGTCATTGGCGGGGCCGTCAGCTCGACGGTAGGGGCGGCGTTCAAGGACGTCAGCAACAAAATCAAGAAGCTGGAGGAACAAGGTAACAAGGCGCGGGTGCTGGAAAAGACCATCGGCGAGACCATGCGCTTGCAGGATGAGTGGCGCAAGGCACATATGGCCGGCGACAAGGGCGCCACGGCGTTACAGCGAAAGCTGGAGAACAATCTGGACGGCCTGCGCAAGCAGGGCGTGGAAGTGCGAAACCTGACCAAGGCTTACGCGGCCATGGGGCAGGCGGCGACAAAGGCCGAGTTTAAAGCCAAGGGCCATATGCAGCTCGATGCTGGTAAGCAGCAGATGAAAAGCAGCATTGGCCAGGCGGCGGCCGCCACGGCAGCAATGGCCATTCCAACGAAAGTGAGCGCGGACTTTGGCGCGATCACCCGTGACATTGCGATCAAGGCGAACATTGCCAACAAGCCCGAAGAAGCGCAGATGTCGAAAACGATCATCGGCACGTCGCGTGATACCGGCATGGCCCGTAATCAGGTGGCCGAGGTGGTCAACGCCCTGGTGGGTGCCGGCATGGAGCTGGATAAGGCCCTGTCATACGCACCGGTGGCGGCCAAGTTCGCGATTGGCCAGGGTTCGGACGGCGGCGAAACGGCCCGTATGATCAACGCCCTGGGGCAGAACGCCAAAATCTCCGACCCGGCCGTGATGCAAAAGGCACTGGAGGCCATCGCCTATCAGGGCCAGGCGGGTAGCTTCGAAGCGGCCGACATGGCGCGTTGGTTCCCCGAGTTGTTGGCGGGTATGGGCAAGATCGGCATTACCGGCATGGATGCCGTGACGCAACTGGGCTCAATGCTTCAGGTGCAAATGAAGACCGCCGGCGGTGCTGATGAGGCGGCCAACAACCTCAAGAACTGGATGGAGAAAATCGGTTCTGGCGATACGGTCAAGGCCTACAAGGATGCCGGGATTGACTACCAAGGGTCGATGAATACTGGCCTGCAGAATGGTAAGTCCACCCTGGAATCCAGCTTCGAGCTGGCACAGAAGTACATTGCGGCAACGGATCCGAAGAAGGCCGCCGAGATGGCGGCCGCTACAGCGAAGATCAGTAAGGAAACTGACCCCGAGAAAGCCAAGGCCATGATTGCGTCCCTGGAGCAGGCTTTGCGGACCGGGGATCTGTTCGCGGACATGCAGGTTAAGGGCGCTTTGACGGCCTACATGCAGAACAAAGAGCTGTATGCCCAGCTCAAGAAAGACTCGGCCAGTGCCACCGGGATCCTTGATAAGAACCTTGAGGAGCGCCGGCAGGCGTCAGCGCAGAAATGGTCGGAAATGGCCCAGGGCATGGATGAAGCCATGCGCGCCATTGGTGACGCGTTCCGACCGGTCACTGACAAAGTGGCGGATGGGTTGGCCTATGTCACCCAGGGGTTGGCCAAACTGTCGGACGAGTCGCCCCGGGTTGTGACGGGGATCGGCGCCGCTGTGGCCGCTGTGATCGCGTTCCAGACCGCTATGAGTGGATTCAAGATTGCCAAGGGCCTGCTCAACATTGGGCGCGGCTCGCTGATGGGTAATCCGAACATCCCGCAAAAAGTCATTGTCACCAACATGCCCGTTGGCGGATCTGGCGGCATGGATTTGGGCGGCGTCGATGACGCTGGCGGCAAGGATGGAAAAGGTAAGGGAAAGGGCGGCGGCCGTGGTGGCCGAGGCCCCGGGCGCGACATTGGGGCAGGCCTGAAGGGTCCGGCAGTATTGGCCGTGATAGAGGCCGGTTTTAAGGTCAAAGACACTTACGACAACGCTGAAACCCAGGACGAAAAAGCCGAAGGCTATGGCGCAGCGGCTGGCGGACTTGCTGGCACGCTCGCCGGTGCGGCGGCCGGTGCGTTCATCGGTTCGGCGGTACCGGTAATCGGCACCGTTCTGGGCGGCTTGATTGGGGGCTGGCTGGGCAGCATGGGCGGTGACGCCCTGGGCGGTACCATCGGCAAGTCGATGTTTGGCTCTGACGAAAGTACGAAGGTCATGCCGGTGGCCGGTCCGTTGATGATGAAGGATGCCGGCAAGGACATTCCGCCAGTGCTGGGGGATATCGCCAAGTCGTTTGCGCCTTCGCGCACCGGGCCGCTGATGCTGACCAATCCAGGCCATGGTGCTTTGCCGGCAACGCCAGGCGCCGTTAATCCGGGTGATGCTGCGCGGGCCATGATGATGCCCCAGGCCAGCGCTGACGCGGTTGCAGCACCACTTGCGGCGGCTGTGGTGGCAAAGGTCCAGCCGGCCAAGATCGAGACCAAGGTGGATATTCACGCGCCTATCACGCTGACGGTGCAAGGCGATGTGAAGGATCCAAACGAGATCATTGCCCAGTTGCGGCCGCTGATGGAGCAGCAGCAACGGGAAATCGCCCAGCAGCTCGAAAACCGCAAGCTCTACGACGCGCCGCATGTCTAAGGGGGAAATATGGAATCACTGGCACAGCTACAGTCCGGTCTGAAGTATCTGGCCTCGGCCGGTGAAGCGGGCCGGCGCAGTATCGATGGCATGATGGGACCGGTAAATGGTGCCATCAGTGAAATCACCGGCGCCGCCAATGAGCTGGAGGATCTGCCGTTTATTGGTCCTGCGGTGGGGGCGAAGCTACAGCGAGTCATGCGCGGGATTTCTACGGCCCAGGCCAAGGTTGGAAAGGTTATCGCAACCTACAATCGTGCCTCCCGCGCCTTGTCGCAGATTGATGAGCGCATGGGCACGCTAAAAGAGCAGGCGGGGAGGGCAGCAACCGCTGTCAACAAGATCGCCGGAATGATTGACCCGTCACTGGCCAACATCATTCCCACCGGTGCATTCGCTACGGACGCAACGCCGGCGAAAGAGGCTGTGAAGCCTTTCCCCCATCTGCTGATCATTCAGCCGCTGGACCCGAAGGCGCAGCCGTATTACTTCAACCTTGATACGGCGGCCTTTGACTCATTGCGCCGCTCGACGGCATACCGCTGGGCCTCACAAGAGCGCCTGACGCGCCGGTCGGCCCAGCAGGCTGTGGGCATGGGTGACGAGAAAATCACACTCAAGGGCGATATTTTTCCGGGCTATCGGGGCGGCCTGGGACAGCTAAACACGCTGCGCTCGATAGGCTCCCAGCTCAAGCCGGTAACCCTGACCACGGGCTATGGTGTTGTGCTGGGCACCTGGTGTCTCACGAGCGTTGACGAAGACCAAAGCGCGCTGATGCAGGGCGGTATCCCCCGCAAACAGGCCTTTACCTTGGAGTTTGTGCGCTATGGCGACGACATGCAGAACATCTGACGGGGATCTGCTCGATACCATTTGCCATAACTTCTATGGCCATCTGGTGGGCAGTGTCGAGGCAGTGTTGGCGGCCAATCAGGGCCTGGCGGATGAGGATCAGCCTTACCGTGCTGGCGTGGTGATTGTCTTGCCGGATCTGCCAGGCCCTGTGGATGAGCAAGTGGCCCTGTGGGATTGATTCAGTTCACCGCATCCAGGCAGGCCTGGTGTTCTTTTTCGTAGCTGTCTATGCCGTTGTCGAACTGCCGCTTGTTGCTGCCAAGCAAGCCTTGCCATGCTGATGCGGCGCTAATTGAGGCCTCGTTGCACTTGTGGAACGGGGTAAACAGTACGCCGAATTTCTCGCCTTCACTCTGAAGCGTGGCCAGGTCCTGGGCCTGCTTACGGCGGGCTACAGGGTCGACCTTGCCGCTTAGAATCTGCGCGTTACCGCGCGCTACAGCAGCGTCAAGGCGGGTTATGAAGTCTTTGGCCTCGCTGCTGGTGGGGCTAGCGGCTTGCTTTGGCGGCGCGCTTTGCGCCGTGCCTGGCTCGCTCAAGTCGATGATCCGCAGCTTTTCGGCGGCCGTGCAATTGAGTGCGGCGCCGACGAGCAATGTGGCGATAAAAATCCGTTTCATGGGGTTCCTACTGGCTGGGTTTGAAGGCCGGGATTCTATGAGCGCCTGGCCGCTGAGTCTATCGGCTGCGTTGTTGCTCCGTTACGCGTAACGCCTCCTTTCCCTAAAGGCCGCCTAGTGCGGTTTTTTTATTGGCCAATGCCCTATGACTCCCCAATTTAGAATCGTCGCGAACGGTTCCGATATCACGTCGCTGATTAACGATCGGCTTTTGCTGTTGCGCACCACGGACAAGCCCGGCATGGAGTCGGACGAGTTTGAGTTGCGCATTGATGACCGTGACGGCCTGGTGACCCTGCCCAAGCGTGGCGCCGGCATCGAGGTCTACCTTGGCTATGCCGAAACGACCCTGGTGCGCCTGGGTCGCTATGTGGTCGACGAGATCGAGGTATCCGGTCCGCCGGACACCATCGTTATTCGGGGCAAGGCCAGCGACATGCGCGGCACCGGCAAGTCGATCCGTAGTGGTAGCTGGGAAGACGTGCCGCTGTCGAAAATCGTTTCCGATATCGCGGCGCGCAATGGCTGGACGCCGGCCTGCACCATCGCCACGAAAGTCGCCCGGGCTGACCAGCTCCACGAATCTGACTTCAGCTTTGTCACGCGCCTGGCCAAGCAATACGACTGCACCGCCAAGGTGGGCGACGGCAAGTTGATGGTTATGCAGCGCCAAGCGGGCCTGAGTGCCAGCGGCAAGGCTATTGGCGCGATAACCCTAACGCGCAGCGACGTAAGCCGCTGGCAGTTTCGCTTAGGCGACCGCAACGCGCACAAGACCGTGGCGGCAAAGCATCAAGACAAGAAGACGGGCAAGTTGTCAGTGGTCTCCCTGGAGAATGACGACGTGCCTGACGGCCTGCCGGCAGTACACACCGACCGACATATTCACCCGAACAAGACCGCTGCCGAATCCGCAGCTAAGGCGCGCTTGGCTGCGTTCAACCGCTCGACGGCTGGCGTGCGTCTGGAAATGGACGGGCGCACGGACCTATTCGCGGAGCGCTCAATTAATGCCCAGGGCTTCAAGGTGGGGCTCGATGGCGAGTACTTGGTGGATTCGGTGGAACAGACATTCACCCAAGCGGGCTGGTCCACCACCGTCGAGTGCAACGGCGGCAAAAAGGGCAAGGCCAAGGCCAAGGGCAAGAAAGCAAAGAAAGCCGCGAAGCCCGTCAAGGTTGTAAGCCTGGCGTAGCGGCGCAATGCACCATCCATGCCCACCGAGTGCGGGCTATTCACATTAGGAGCCTGTATGGCGATCACCCAGCAGCAGTTGCTGCAAATCCTCCCGAACGCCCGCCCAGTCGCGGGCGTTTTTGTGTCTGCCCTCAGTCAAGCCATGGCGCGGTTCGACATTACGTCACCGGTGCGCCAGGCGGCCTTTCTGGCCCAGGTAGGGCACGAATCTAAACACCTGACCGCGCTGTCGGAAAGCCTCTATTACAAGGACGCCGAGCGCGTGGCCGGCCTGTTCAAGTATGGCTTTGACCTGAACCGTAACGGCCGCGTGGATCCTGCCGAGATCGAGGACGCCAGGGCCTACTTACGCAACTCCGAAAAGATGGCCAACCGCGTCTATGCCAACCGCATGGGCAACGGCTCTGAGGCGTCGGGTGATGGCTACCGCTATCGCGGCCGGGGCGGCATTGGTATCACCGGCGCCGATATGTACCGCCGGTGCGGCCAGGCCCTGGGTTTGCCCTTGTTGGAGCGACCCGAGCTGCTGGAGCAGCCCGAATACGCTGCCCTGTCGGCGGCCTGGTTCTGGTGGGATCGTGGCCTGAATGAGCTAGCAGACGCGGGGCTATTCGACCGCATTACCCGTGTGGTCAATGGCGGCGATAACGGCCGCGAGGATCGTTTGCAACTGTGGGCCAAGGCCAAGGCGGTGCTATGTCTCCCCTTGATCTGATCCCCTCGGCCGCGCGCCCTTGGGCGACCGTGCTAGCCGTGGCGTTGATCGCCGGTGCCGGCGCAGCGGCCGCCTGGACGGCCCAGGATTGGCGTTACGGTAACGAACTGGCCAAGCAGGATGCCAGCGCCTCTAAAGAGGCCACACGCCTGGCCGAAGCAACCGCCGACCAGCTCAAGCAGGAGCAGGACCAGCGTGCGGCCCTGGAGGGCCGTTTGGCGGCCTCTGAACAGACTCACTACAAGGTATTGACCGATGAAAAGAAAGCTCGCCAGCTCTTGTCTGATCGCCTGGCTACTGCTGATTTGCGGCTGTCAGTCCTCCTTGCCGTTGGATCCGGCCGCCCAGGTAGCGCCGGTGTGTCGTCCGCCACCAGCGCCGGCGGCGTGGATCATGGAGGCGCGCGTGCCGAACTTGACCCAGCGCATGCTCAAAGAATTGTCGGAATCACCGGTTACGGTGACGACGGACTGACCGCGTTGGCCGCTTGTCAGGGCTGGGTGCGTGAAGTCTTGGGCGGCGGGAAGGCTCTACCGTAGTAGCTGCCCGTCTGTCGGGCTGTCACGCCGCTGAAACCTTTGATCGTTGGGGGCGATGAGGGCTACTATCTTGGTGGCTTTGCTGGTTTTGGCCTTGCTTTCGGGCGTGGCAAAGCGTTGCCGGATAGCTGATCGGCAAAATATTTAAACAGTTTAGATGTTAAAACAGAGACGCCTTTGCTATTCTTTTGGCGTCCGGCATCTGCCGAGAGACAAGAATTTTAAGATTTACAAAGGCTTAGAAAAAAGAAAACCCCAGGCCTGCAAGCCTAGGGTTTTCGGTGATCGTTCCGCAAAAAGCTCTGGAAGACCTCGACAAGGTTGGAGTTTAGTGGACGGTCCCCTTCGAAGCAAGCCTATTGCTTAGGGGAAAGCAGCATGTCCGCCATGATGGCCGAGGACAGCCCGCAGACATTAGTCTGGGGGCGTTCACTTTATCCGCACCCGGGGCTCTACCTTGGGTCGGGAAACCGCTGTGGGCACGACCCATTGGCGCTGGCCGTGGATCGTCTGAATCTGCACGCGCCGAACGGCGGGCACTGGCCCAAGTTGATTAAGGTCGGAATCGACCGAATTCAGGCCTATTTCAAGCATGCCGACGCCTTGCCGCCCCTGGCGCACCTCTCCAAGAAGCAAAATCAAGACGGCTCAATGCGCCAGAATCGCAGCGAGGCGCGCGAAGGGCACGCCCTGGTGCTGTCGGTCATCTTTACTTATCTCGATCTGAAGTCGTTGCGGGTGGGCTACTACACCAGCACCGGCGCGTTCGTCAGTATTTCCTTTTTGGACATTGCGCGGCGTTGCGACATGACCTGTCAGGTCAAGGCGCGCGACGACGCTGGCCAAGTCATCGCCGGTAAGTTCAAAGAGGTGCCGACCTCGCGGTTTTGGCGCACGGTGCGCGACCTCAAGAAAGCCGGGGCCATTAGCGTTTTCGAGCAGTACGAGGAAAAGGACGCCGGCAAGCGCGCCCTGACCGCGATCAAGGCCTTTAGCGAGAAATTCCTACGACTGATCGCCGGATGGACTGCTAAGCGCGTAGAAAAGGCCCGTAGCCGAGCGCATCAGCGGGTCGGTAGTTTCCTACTCGGCGCGATTGACGCCGGCGTCGAGAACGTCAATCAGCGCAAACAGTTGGTCAAAGAAATTCAGTCAGCCAACGTCAATCGCGACCTGTTCGGCGCCCCGGGCGCCAAGAACCGTGCGCCAAGCCTTGGCAGCGCGCGGGCGTCCGTCGAGGCGGCGCTGAAGCAGGAATATGCCGAGCATGAGGCCAAGGTTCTGGCCAGCATCAAGGCTGCCCTTGGCCGTCCGCCGCGCGGCATGGAGCAACTGAAGTTGCAAGCCCAGCACGGCTGGATCAAGTACGACGACTTTGTGCGTCGACGACTTGACGGCGGCAGCTAGCCCGCCACCCTTTCCCCAGTGTTAACCCCTCCCCCTGATCGCCAGGGCGCCACGCTATGGGCGCTTTCTGGCGATTTTGCGTTGCGACCCCGCCACTTCCTCGGCCTCGGCCGGCAAACCCTCCCTAAACGGCCATGGCGCGTCTAAAACTGTCGTCAGACGCGCCCAATTCCGTCCCCGCGCTGGCGACGGCGCCGCGCGATCAAAATTAAGTCACACCCCCCAAATATTAAGTCCCCCTATTGTTGGATTAAGTCAGTGTTGGTCTTTCCTTTTGTACAACTAGAGAAGCCTGGCCAGCCTTCGGCCGACCTAGTAATGCCTCGGCTATGCCGAGAACAGTCTGTTTGCGCCTGAGCTTCGCCCAGGCGGTTCGGCCGCCCGCAGTTCGTGCCTACGGCACGGCGGGACGTGGATCGCTGGAGCCACCGCCGCCGTTCCTTCAGTGAGGCGCCTTCCAGTCGCTGTGGGGCGCGCTGGGTTCGATTACACCCCGTAGCAAGCGCAGCGCCCCTTCGCTCCTTCACGCGCCGCCTACGGCCGGCCTGTCGCGCAGGCGCTCCGGCGAACAGTGAGGGGGGTGGGGTCGCGTTCAGGGGGTCAGGCGGGCCAGCGGCGGCGCCTGGTCGAGCGTAGGGCGGTTTTAAAGATGGCCAGCGGCATCGCTGGTGGCTTGTGAGGTGCAAACTGCCGGCGGCATACCTATTGCTAATTCGCTATTGTGCGAATTAGCTAAGCATGTAGAATGCTGGTCGTGGCCAGGCATTCCCGCCCAGGCCCTGGCCGGCACTGTTGGCGGCATTCCCTGGAGACACCCCATGTTTGTGTTGGTTCGTGACGGGTCACAGCTCTACTGTGCGTCCCAAGAATTAGACGAGGCCTGCCGTCTGGCCATTCGTAGCTGCGCGAATCTGCTGGAAGATGGGCAGCCAGTAGATTGCCTGGCGGTGCTGGGGCTGGATCGCCCCGGATTGTTTGTAGCTCCAAGAGTTGGCCAGTTACGCCCGACGCGGGACGAAGTGCGGGCCATGCTGCGCGTGCTGGACATGAGTGGTTCCGACGTAGCGCGGCTGACCGGCACCACATCACGCAAGGTGCGGGCGTGGATGGGTGACGAGGATAATGCGCCGTGGGCGGCGTGGCATGTGATGGCGGTTTATGTCGGGTTGTCGGCGCCCATGCGTGGCGAGTATTGATTGCGCTAATTAGCTATTGTGCGAATTAGCTAACCATGTAGAATGCGACGCACGGCCGGGCAGTAACGCCCAGGCCAAACCGGAGCTTTCCCGATGTCCTACACCATGTCCACCGTTTTCAACCTGTCTTTGATGCCTGCCAATGCAGACGAATTCAAGGCCCAGGCATTACTCAAGATAGGCGAGTTTCGCCGCTTGATAGATCGCCTTAGTCACGTCCGCAACTGGCTAACCGGTGGCACCGCTGACGAGTTCAAGCGCCAGGCGGTGGCCGCGCAACTGGAGCCGATTATTGCTGAGTTGGTCGAAGCCTTGGCGTTGTTGCCGGCGCGCTTTGAGCGTGACGCCGAAAGCGCACGCGGGGCTATCGAGTACGCCCGTCGAGTCGTCACGCGCTGGCACGCCGCGCAGTGAGGAAGCCGTTTTAAAGAGGTCGCCCCGGCGGCCTTTTTTATTGTTTGCACTTGTAGCTAATTAGCGATTGCGCTAATTAGCTAATTGAGTAAAATGGCGCCATGGCCCGGCATTCCGCCCAGGCCACCCCGGAGTTATCCCGATGACCTACACCGCCGAACACTTCCTAAACTCGCCAGCCTTTCTCGAAATCGCCACGCAAGACGCCGTAACGCTGGTGGCCAAGACCAACGGCCAAGCCTACGTCTTGACCCTGCAAGCCCTCGCGCAGCAAGTGCCGAACGTGGTGCGCCAGGTAGCCAGGCTGATCACCGCCGCCGCCGAACACTGCGCCCAGGAAGCAAACGCCGGTCTGCTCTGGAAGTAATCCGCCCGCTGTCACGAAAGGTCGCAGAGTGCGGCCTTTTTTATTGTCTGAATTGTTAGCTAATTAGCTATTGCGCTAATTAGCTAACAATGTAGAATGGCGCCATGGCCAGGCATTCCCGCCCAGGCCGCCCCGGAGCTTTCCCGATGACTCAAGCCAAACCCCTGACCAGCGCCCAGCAAGTCGCCGCGACCATTCTTGACCAGCTCGGTGCCCGCAAATTTCTGGTGATGACCGGTGCCCGCGATCTGGTGGCCACCGCCCAGGGCCTGCAATTCAAGCTGCCGGCCAACTTCGCTAAAGGTGGCGTGAACATGATCCGCGTCGAGCTGAACGCCATGGACACCTACGATGTGATCGCCGGTCGCTGGGCGCGACTCGACTTCAAGGAAAAGGCCCGCGAAAGCATGATCTACGGCGAGGATCTGCAACGCGCCTTCACGCGCCTGACCGGGCTCGATACCCATATCTAAGGAAGGTGCCCCGGCCGATTGGCCGGGGCTTTTGAGGGAGTGCCCGCGATGGCTCGCAACAAATCTATTAAGTACGTTCCCCTTGAGGATCGCCCCGAGTTCATCGCGGCGGTCGAGGCCTTGCCGGCCGATCCGGCCGAACTGGAGCGCCGCGCCGCGCGTGCGCGTCAGCTCTACCATGACGCGATGCTGGCCGGTGACCTGCCGGCGCTGGATGATGTCGACGTGGTGTATCGCGCCTGTGTGATCAAGCTCAATGGCGGCACGCACTTCGGCTCGGCAGTGGTGCAGGTGGCGTTAGAGGCTAAGTTTGCGGCGCCGGCGGGGCGCGTACCCGAGTGGGGGCAGGCCGGCGAGTTTCTGCTGGAGGTCGAGGGCATGAGGATGGTGGTCAAGATGTGCCCTGATTCGCTGTCAAACCACTGCGGCGCCGAGCTGCGCGCGGTGGACTTCGACAGGCCATTTTTGAGCAGAACCGGCTATAGGCACCAGTACATGCGCCCGTCCCAGCACCTGGGCCGCGCCGTGGATCAGGCGGTGCGCGCCGAGGTGCTGGAATTGCTCGCAGGTGAAGGAAAGGCGGTGGCCATCAACCAAGAGCACGGCGCGCCGAAAGACCGTAAGTCCTGGCCTTGGCTCGCCGATGCGCTGGCCGGCGTGCGGCCGGATGGTCAATTGGCCATGTTCGGTGATGCGCCCGAAGAACCGCCTGCCAAGGTGCCTTTGAGTAATAAAGAGCGGCAACGGCTGTATAGGCAGCGTCAGCGGGAACAGAAGCAAGCGCAATTGGCTGACGGCGTGCAGTCAATTCGGTTGACCAGCATGGAGCGTTGCGTGCTGAGCCTGGGGCTGTTAGCTCATGAGGATCTGGATCATCGTCCGAAGGACTGGGCCACTACCAAAAAACTTGGCTTTGACGCGTTGCTGTCTAAGTTGTGGCCCGAAGGAGACAACGGGCGTTATTTGGCTGAGCCTCATCGCAGCACTTACCGGCCCACTGCTTACCTGCGTGGCCAATTGGAAGACGAGAAGTTGCTGGTTAAGCGGCTGGAGCAGTACACCCGGGATCTGCGTAAAGAGTTCGATTTATTGAAGGGCGAGGCCGATTTGCTGGAGCAAGAGCGCAATAAAGCCATGGCCGCTGTTCGTGTGTATGAGGAACGCTTGCGCGCAGCGGGGCTTTCAACGGACTACCGCAAACAGCCGGGTGAGTAGTGCCGGCGAATTACGCCGCTTGATTGAATAGGCACATGTGCCTATTCTCTTGCATTAGGCACTTGTGCCTATTGGTCAGTAACTCCGATAGAGTTGATCATGGACAATCGCACACGTTATTTGAAATTATTGAGCGCGAACGGGATCACGCAGGCCTATAGCGCTGTGCTGATAACGGCCGTAACGCAGCGGCCTTGTTCAGAGCGCACCGTGCGTTCCTGGCTGAATGACCCCGACAAGCCCAGCGCACGGCCTTGCCCGACGTGGGGCGTTGAGGCCCTGGAAAAAGGCATAGGGTATATGCAGCGGGCCGTGGCCAGTCGAGCAGGGGGGTAACTCTCTATGTCGACCTGCCTCTACTGTATGGCTGCACCGGCTGACCTGGGCCGCTATTGTTCGGGCTGCTACGGCCGGGTGTTCCATGAAGATGGATCGCCCCTGGTGCTGGGCGATCCTGGCGACCCGTGGCGGGAATTCAACGCCGAGGCCGACCGGACCATGGCCGATGCGAAGTTGCATGCGGTCGTAGCGCCTTGGATAGCCGCTAGCTTGTCTTTCCCGGAAACGGTCGCGGCCTGGAAGCTGGGACCGAATAAACAACAAAACAAACCAGACTGAAAGGAGTCGTGGCTGTGACCAAGCAAAAACCGCCTTACCCGCAGAACCCCGCGCATGGCAACGGTACGTGCGAGCAGTGCGGTGAGCCCTGTGCAGTATTCGGGCCGCGCTGGTGTCCTGGCTGCTACTACGTCGACGGTGTGCCGCGTGACCTTGTTAGCCGTAACAAACAATCAGGAAAGGAACCTAGCGCATGATCATGGACGCACCGAAGACCTCGCGTCGTCGTTGGATGGGCTTGGCGCTGCTGCTGGTCTTGCCGCTGCTGACCTATGCCGCCGCGCATTACCAGCAATCCGCCGCCCGCGAGCATGCCGCCGAGCTGGAGGCATATTGTGCTGAGCCTGCCACTGTCACCTTTTCCCTGAAGCTGGCGTGCGTCCCGCGCCGCGACCAGTAAGGAACCCCCACCATGCCTGAGCCCGTAATGGCCGCCCTGCGTGATGCCAATTGGTACGCCAGGCCGAACACGCGCACGCCGAAGCGTTACCACGTCGTCGCCCAGGACGAGCGCCCGGCCTGTGGTGCGCCGATGCTGCTGTGTGAGCCGCTGGACGCCGAGCGTGTGGCGGTGATCCAGCGATGCCAGCGCCCGGGCTGTAAAGGTCGCTGGCCAGCGCCGAGCGAGTGACCCGCCGCGTTACGAATAACGCCTCTTATGTAAAACCGACCCCCCCACTTAGTCATAAGTCGGGGGGCTTTTTTTGTGCCGGCGATTATCACTTTATGGCAAAATGATGTATCACTTTTAGGCAAAGTGATTTTAGGCGAACCCCGCCACTCACTCGCAAAGGAGAACGCACCGCATGAACAAGGATCGCCGTAAGGCCCTGCTCGAAATTTTCCAGCAGTTGCAGGATCTGCGCGACCGCCTGCAAGAGTTGCAAGACGAAGAACAGGAAGGCTTCGACAACCTGCCCGAAGGCTTGCAGCAAGCCGACAACGGTCAAGCTATGGAGCAGGCCGCCGAGCGGATCAGCGCCGCCGTGGACTCGGTGCAAGAAGCCATGGACGCCATCGACGAAGCCATTGAGTGACCGGCGCGTGCCGCGTCACAACCTACGAAAAAAGGAGATTCCGCGCGATGAAAAACAGCCACGGCCTCGATGTCGATTATTTCAGTCGCAAGATGGAGCGCATGCTCAACGGCGCGTCGAGCTATACCCGCGACGAATGGGCGCGGGAGTGCGCGCGCATGGCCAAAGTCGCCGATCCGGCGGTACTGCATGAGGCTGAGTTTGTCGGCGATCCGGCGCCGTTTGCCGTCAAGGTCGTCAGCAAGCTGCGCCGCTTTCAGGAGTGCGCCGACGACGGCCAAGGCGCCGATATTGGCCGGCACTGGTTCGACCTGCTGACGCAACTGGCCCTGCTCAATCGGGTGCAGCGCAGCCCGGCACTGTGGGAGTTGTCGCAGCAGGGCGAGGATCTGCTTGAGGCGGATCGTGTGCGATCTGTCGCCCTTGCCAAATCCGGCGCGTGACGCGTCACTATCCATTGAAAAAGGAGCGTTGCCCATGACTACCCCTGTGCGTGACCTGACCCGGCCGCTGCTGGCCTTTTGGGTCGCGGATGACGACATTTACGCGGCCGAGGATGAAGCCCAGGCGCTGGCCCTGGCGAATGCCATCGCCGGTCCGGGTGCCTATACCCTCGACGACGTGATTCCGGTATCGGCCGAAACGCTGGATGATCGCCTGCGCGACGACAGCGGCCGCCTGGCCTGGACCCTGCGCGGGCTGCTGATGGATCAGAAAGCGCCGGGCTATCTGGCGGGGTATGAGCAATGAGCGCGGCCCCGGTCGAGCCGGTGAGCTTTGCGGCCGTCGCCCAGGCGGTGTTCGACGCCAATCCGTCCCTACCGTCCTGGGCGCCGTGTTCGCCGGTCGGCCAGTCGCGCCTATGGATAGGAGACCCGCTATTTCGGTCGGCGCGCCGGTTTGTCGCCGCGCGGCCGTTCACCGGCCCGCGCGCGCTGATGCGCCGGTTTGGGATCGGGCTGCAGCGTGCCCGCTGGCTGCTGGTGGCCCTGGAAGAAAGCGGCGTGGTACGCGGCCACTGGGGCCGCCTGGTGGCGCGCGGCGAGCTGGACGGCCGCGAGGTGCTATCGTTTCGCGTCTATCGGGTCTATTCCTCGGCCTGGGCGAATCTGCAAAAGGGGTGGGTTTGATGGCCGCGAAGAAAGCCAAAGCCCCCGAGGCGCTGACCCTGGAGCGCTTGCGGTCGCTGGAGGCGCGCGCGTTCAAGCTGCTGGAGGCGATTGAGCAGGTCGACAGCGCCGACGATCTGGAAGAGGCCGGCGATTACGTGCGCTGGTGGGTCGGTCGGATGGTAGAGGCCGGTTATCACCCTGTGGCCGCCGAAGGTTTTTCCGCGCACGGCCGCCGTGCGGTCGCTGACGCCCAGGTGCGTTTAGGTGTGCAACGTGATGCCCCGGGGCTGCCGAAAAGCGAGGCCGGCGCGCTGGATACCGGCTATTTCAAGACCCGGCTTAAGGGTCTGATTGCCGTGTTGTCGAACTACAGCCCGGCCGAGCTGGCCCGCGAGTGCGCGCGCCTGGCGCGGCGCGCCGATCCGCGCGTGCTGCAAGAGGATGAATTTCAGTGACCGGCCCCGGCCGCCGCTTGCTACCCTGCACACCGTGCCCGGGCCACGGTGGCCAGCGGGCATGGCAAATAAGATCAATGAGGCAAGCGCATGCGAAGGGGATTCCACGAGGCTGACCTAGAGCCCCTGGTGGCCAGTGGGGCAGTACGGGAATGCAAAGTATCCCGCGAGGGCAAAAAATGGGCGGTATGGGTACGCCTGGGCGGTCCAGGCTCCAAATGGATGCCGGTTCGCTCCCAGCGTGAGGCCGTGCGGACCTGGGCCAGTCTCGACACCCTGGAGCGCTTCACCTCGGGGTTGGGGATTGTGTCGTTTGCGGTGGAGTCGTGACCGGTCACACGCCCTGCGCGCGGGCGGCTTTGTCCAGGGCTTCGGCCAGGATCTGCGCCGCCGTGCTAAGGGCGCTGTAGCGGCGCGTTAATTCCAGCTCGGGCGTGCTGGAGGTGGTGCGCTGGTACTCGGCGTGCATCCGGCGGAAGTCGGCCAGGGTTTGCAGTTCGTGCGCGGACAGGTCCAGGGTGATCGACATGGCAAAACCTCGGCGGCGTGACGGGTAACGGGGAAAAGTACAGGCGAAAAAAAACCGCCTTAGAGGGGGCGGTTTTTCCGTGCAATCCGGTTAGAGGCCGGGCTTGCTCGCTCATAGGGAACGCTTGGTGTGAAACGATGGTAGCGCCGGGCTACAAGCAAACACAAGGAAAAATCGTTAATAACGGTCTACCGGGTGTCGTAAACCTACCATTCATCAATTAATCCAACCCCGTCAAAGGCCTATGGCATATGGCTTTGAGCCATTTTGATGACCGTTGGTCCGCGTCTTGCGAGCTACCACCGCAACACAATCCCGATTTCCTCGATATGATGGTCATGTTCCGCGTTCGTCACCTTTGAGGTTGGCCGGGCCAGCGCGCGAATTTTGGACCGACTGCCACGGATTAGAGACCCGTACCGGTTAATGCAGAAGGACCATAAGCCCAGCCGCCTCATAGGGAACGCTTGGTGTGTTTCCGAAGGTGTGCAAGTTCCGGTAGAGCGCACTGGAGGTATGGCCCAACTACGGGAGGGCCAGGTATGTCTAAGTTAAGACGTGCGTGGGACTTCGTAGTGACTTGTTTGCGTGTTCATCACGTTTACGAGCTGCTGCGAGACTACTTTGAAGGCCTGTAAGGTCTAAGAGGTGGGCCGCTCTGACTTCGGTTAGGGCGGTTTTTTTTTGCCCATAAAAAGCCCCGCTGGGTGCGGGGCTTTCTGTCAATGGCAGGGTCACCTGTTCCAGCGTGCAAGCTCAATCGCTTGGCGAACGCCAGGCGTGCAGCGCTTTAGGAATTCGGCTATCTGCCCGGGGCGGATCTTGCCCAAATCGTTAACGCGTGTGGTGCGCAGGGTGGTATATTCTTGATCTGACATGTCGTTTACCTTTTGCGGGGTTTCGGGGTGTTATGAGCGCCAAGGAGGTCGAAGACCTTGGCGCTCAATCCTTTCTCAGTTGGATTCCCAACCTTTTTTCTTCATGTAGTCCGCCATTGCTTCTCTGAATGCGTCCACCTGGGCCATGTCGTTGCTCGCGCAGAACAAGCGAAAGTTACGGCGAAAGGCCTGAGGCAGCTTGAATCCTAAGTCCACCAGCTTGTCGTCAGCAGCAACTTTTGTGTTATTGCCTACCGATGCTGTGTCGGCGGCCGATTGTGGTGGTTCGCCCAGGGTGTTTCGGCGCGGTGGTTTGCTGACTTTCACAGCGGGTGTCGGTGCGGCTGTGGTTGTTTTGCTTGGCATGGTCGAAAGTCCTTAATTGCGTTGAGCGGATCTTATCAGCGATTTAGCGATTTAGCTAATTAGCTATTTAAGGTCAGGCGCTCAAAGTGATCGACGGCCGATTGGATGACTTGCATGGCGTCGGCCCGTGGGCCTTTAAACGGGGTTTCGGTGATAGAGCGGCCTTCATTCATAGCTGAGGCGTAACAGTCCTGATTGCGAATCGAGCCGTCGAGTACGGCAAATCGGGTCTTGCCAAGGTAGGTTCTGGCCGCGTCGACCGGTGCCGCTCGCTTGCTGGACTTGCACAGGGCGAAAACGATCCGTTCAACTGGGATGCCATGTGAGTCGGCCAGGCTGTTGGCTAGCGCCACTTGTGGCTCAAGGTCGTCAAGGGTGAGGCCAGTTGGCAGGATAAGAAGCTGGCAGGCTTTGGCGATTCTTACGGTTTCTTCGGTGGCGTTCGCCGGGCCATCAAAAATGAAAAGGTCGGCGTCACCTGCGCGACTGAGTGCGGTGGCCACGTTGCCATAAAGCTGGACGGGAACGGCGGGGGCAATCTCCGCGCGCAGGCGTCGTTGTTGCCAGTTGGTGGCGGTGGCTTGCTTTATGTCGAGGTCGATGATTTTTGTTTCCCATCCGGCTGCCGTATAGGTAGTGCCGAGGGCTCGGGCGAGAGTCGATTTCCAGGCGCCGCCTTTCTGAGAAATACAGCCGATTGCGTGAGGGGTTTGCATCTGCGGGGTTTCCTTTATCCGAATTAGCGAATTAGCTAAAGACGGCTGAAGTATAACCCCGCGCGCCAGATTGACAAGCTAATTAGCAATTTAGCTAATTAGCTAAATGTTTGAGAGGCGCCGGCCAGTTGAAAACACTGGGCCACTTGCTGGCTTTCTAGGTGGCAGCGAGAGCCGCTAGCGGTGCGGGTTGTGTTGTTGCGTGCCAGGCGTGATGTAGGCGCGCTACGGCTGTTGCGGCGCGTCTGGTTGCGGTTCCCATCGTCGGCATGTTCTGTAGCGCATAGGACCGATAGCAGTAGGCATAAAGCGCGCGGAATCAGCACGCCCAAGGTGAATGCGCGCGAGATCATGTGAGGGTGAGTTTTTGCCCCGAGTTTGGCTTTGATGGTGCGTTCTATTAGGCGAAAACCGCTGCTATCGACGCCCAGTAAGGCGCCGATGGTGTTGGGGGTTTGGCCGTCGGCGAGGCCGACTAGTACGCGCAATTCAGCATTATTGAGCGCCTGGCCCGGTAGCCCAATAACGTCTTCGCCTTGAATTTCCATTTCAGCGTACATCGTGTGCGTCCTTGTCCCTTGGGTGATTAAGCGGCTTTTGCGGCGGCGATTTGGCCTGCGAGGTTGGCCAGGTTTAGCAGTTCTTCGCGAAGTTCGGCGGCCAGGTTAACGATGTGTTCCAGGGCTTCGTCAGCATCGCCAGTGTCAATTGCCCGAGCTGCAATGGCTTCAATGCCTCCAGCCACTGCGGCCTTGCGGTTCATTGTTATGCAGATAAGGCGCTGAGTGTCTTCGGTGAAAAGGACAATGCCGTTCCCTACGCTAAGGGTGGCAATGGTGGTGTGAAGGGTGGTCAACGTTCCTGGTGTCATATCAGATTACTACCTTGCATTCTGTTAATTACACTTTTAGTGTAAATCCATGATCAAAAATGCCCCATATTGGGGCAAATATTGCTTTAGCTTGTTTTTCTGGCCCTGCTTTGGCCTCTGTCGGCCAGGGACCGCAATCATAGAGGTCGCCGTCGATGATGGCAAAAGGCAATTAAAATAAGGCTTTGAAAGGAAAACAAGGGAGCTTTGGGAGGGTATCGCTAGCCCGACCAGCCGAAAAGCAATAAGTCCATGAATTCGTGTTTTTAACAGTTTAACTGTAAATGAATGCCGAGGCAAAGCCCCTAAGGCGGGGCATTTTTTAGCGTAAGTGAGTGATCATGCGAACGCGGCCGAGGATAGACAGCTCGGCTAATTGGTCGGCCGACAGGATCTGGTCGGGATAACCGTCTCGGTTTTCGGCTTGGACGGTGTAGTCACCTTGCAAGGTCTGGCGGACCCATCGTAACCAAAGACGGTCACCCACCAAGATTGCGAACATGTCGTCACGCGTAACGGTGGTTTCGCGGCGGTCAACTAGAGCCAGGTCGCCTTCTTCGATAATGCCGGCCATGCTGTCGTCTGGCGCAGCGACAAGCAGGGCTTTGGCCTTGTCCAGCTTGATTTTTTCGAGAAAGCTTGTGTGAAAGGCCAGTGCCTTTTCTCCTAAAGTCACGAGGCCTTTTGAGCTTGGTACGATGGATTGCGCCGGGACAAGATAGTCGCGGGTTTCTGGTGCTTTGCCGTCGTCGTCTGTTAAGCCAGACAGATAGGCCGGGGGCTTATCGAACAGCGTCCCGAGGGCGATCATCATGTCCAGGGGCGGCGTATTAATGCCCAGCTCCCAGTTGCCATAGCGCGAAGGTATGAATTTTGCGCCGGTTATCTTGGCTAGCTCTGCGGCGGTTTCGGCGAACGTCCATCCTTGATGTGCGCGGCACGCCTTGAGTCGATTCATGATCTTTTCTTTGAGTGGAAGCATTGGCGTCTCTGTAGGAATCATTCCAGCAGCGAATATACATTCAATATGTAAAAAACACTAAAAAGAACTTGTTTTTGGGTATCCCCGTAGTCAATATAAACAGCAACTCTGTTAAAAACGGATTCGCTGTGGAACTGAACGCCTGGATTGATAGCCTTTCGCCCATTGGCGCCTCGCAAGTTGCGGCGGATCTTTTAAATGAGAAGCGCCGCACGGTCGATTCATGGCGCCGGTTTGAGAACCCACCGTCGTTTCGCGCAGCCTTGAATATCGTGGTCGTTTCGCGCGGACGAGTGGACTTTAACGGCATCTACAACCCGTTCTGGGCGGCTCTCAAGGATAAAACCGCGAAATTTACGCTTCCCGGTCAAGGTTTGGATTTCAAAGAATGACCCCAGCCTATTTTCCTGTCGGCCTGTCAGAAATGGTTATTGGTCGCAAGGTTGAGCAGCGTTTCGGGCTGCTTGGCCTTGCCCGCTTGTTGAAGTTGATTGAGCTGGTGACCGAGCGAGCTGATAGGGCAGTTTCAACCCTGACCGCCGTGGTGGCCTGGGGCGACTTCTTGGCCGCTCTGCACTGCAATCAAGAGGATGCCGGTGAATTCTTAAGCTATTGCGATCACGCCCGCGTGATTGATCGCGGCGATGAGAATGGCCGGTTGCGCCTGACCTTGGTCGGCGAGCTGGTCGCTAGGCTGGTGCCTGCTGACGCCCCGGCAATTCTTGCGGGCTCTCGTCAGCTTTTCGTGACCGATAAGCAGTGGGCCGAATGGTTCAAGTCTGACCTGAACTGTCCGCCGTATCTGGTGAATGACTCCGCGACGCGGCAACTGTTTCGCCGCTGGGTGGTGACAAACGTCACTACAGACGAGGTAGAGGCCGCCACCGAGCGCGCCATAAAAGCCGGCGAGGCGCCGCATCCGGCTGTCTTGCATGACCACCTAAAAAACCAACGTGTCGAAAAACTTCGCGCACTCGCTTGAGTGGGCAGCAAGGGGAATGCTTTGTTTTTGATTGCTTTATCAGGCGGTGATATAGCCGACCGCGAACTCATAACCGACCGTCTGGTGATGGCCGGCAAGGCTCGATTGGCCGGCTTTGCGATGAACCCGCCGGTGCGGCGTGATGCCTCGATCAAGAAGCAGCCCCCGCTGGACGGCGCGTCTCGCGGCGCTCGCCTGGCGGAAGCTATCACCGGCCTGGAGTCGCGGCCGGCGGTCGCTGGTGGCCTGGTGGTCGTGCATTGCCTGACGCCTGAAGAAGCTGATTTGGTTCGCGAGAGTGGTGGCGAGGTGTGGCACGTCTACGGCGCTAAGCCTTCGGCCTTGGTTCCTATCCGGCGTCCTGATCGCATGGTCACTACTGGTGAGAACGGATTCGCTCATGTTCTGTCGCCTCTTGAGGCGTTGTCGGAATACCTGATGGTCTTGGGTTTGGCGGCGCGCTCTACCGTCCAGCGGCGTGCCCGTGCGTGAGCTTAGCCGGGCTCTCCCGGCCTATGCCTACGGCGACCCGTCCAAGATTATCGAGGCCCGACAGATTCGCGAGGGTGGCTGTTCGCTGTGCGAGCGCTCTGAGTCGGTTTTTGGGGCGACGGTCTGTCTCAGTGGTTTGAAGTTCCCGGCCTGCCGCCGCGATACCAAGAAAGGCCACAAGCTGACGCCTAAAGCCGGTGGCTAGGGGGTGTAATGGCAAGGCGTGGACGTAAGCAGATGGCCGCTGGCTATGAGCTATGGGCCCGGTGGTGTGCAGATGGCGGCGATATCGGCGCTGGGCGAACAATGCTGGCAAAGCTGATCGACAACAAGGGGGAAATATTCTTTGGCGGCTCTGGCGGCTCCAGTGAGCCAGCCGACAGCCTAGAGGCTGCTATTGAGTCCCTGGTGGTCGCCATGGCTGTGACTGAGCCATTACGCGCTGACGTGCTGCGCTTGGAGTATGACGCCGGATGGTGGTTTGTTGTTCATCGCCGAGGCATCAAGAATTACGACCCCCAAAGCATTGGACAGTTTGAAAAAGCTGACGCGCTAGGAATCAGTTTTGCCACCTATAAGCGCCGGCTGTCCGAGGCTCGCGCTACCATCGAAAACCAGTTGGGGCCCCAATGAATATTCACCCGTTGTTTGCCGGATTCACAGAATCAAGCCCTTACGCCGTTGGTGCTGCATTAGGTTTCGCTATTCATGTTGAGGCCGCACTGGGTGCGCTGCCGGCGACGCTCGGCCCGCTGCAACGGGCGAGAATGCGCGAGGGTGGAGATTTGGCTGGTTTCCTTTTTGCGGGTGGCTGGGGAGCCCCAGGCGCGCATTGCCTGATGTTTGCTAAGCCGCTGACTCGCCTGGCTGCGACATGGTGGAAGGCAGGCGCGTTGTGCATCGACTGCCATGGTTCGGGCTTTTGCGTGTCGATCATGGGTGATGAAATCCGATGCCCCTGCGGAGCGCCGATCCGTCTGGCTCGCGCGGACACCTCCACGAGCGTCTCCGAATGTCGCGATTTTCAACCATGGGGCCAAGTGGTAGACCTTTCTGGCGCCCGCCCCGTTTAGCTAAATAGCGAAATAGCCAATTTGCGACCCCGGCGCCAGGTGCGCCAGGGCATCGCTTTGCCTGAAGAAAGACAACGCCGCCCGCCGGCCAAGCCGTGGGCGCCAGTGAGGCCCGTACATGGCGCAAACCCTTCAAGTCCAAATCTCCGACGCTGCTATTAGGCGGTATGCGGATGATCTGACCATTAGCGAGCTGAAAGACCCGAGGCACCCACTGCGCTTTCGTTACCGTAACGACCGCACCAAAGGTAGCTGGCATCTGATCCGCTTCGACAAGGGCGGAAAGTGGAGAAAGGCGGCCAACTGGCCCGAGGTGCCGGCGCGCCTAATGCTCGACAGCGTGCCCGCTGTGATGGCTCGCCTTATGACTGACCCCGAAGCAGTGGCCACCGTGGATGGCTGGGACTCGGTTGGCCAGGTGCTGCGCTGGTACGTCGAGCGCCTGAAGGCCGATAGAGGGCTATCCAAGGATCGGCGCTCGTCCTCGATGTCGGTGATCAATCGCCAGTTGTTGCCAGCCCTGGACACGCTACCGCTGTGCAAGCTCAACCGTGACACCCTCGACCGGCATTTAGTCTGGCACATGCAGGAAGAGTACAGCCTGGGCTACGTTAAATCGGCCCTGGACGTGCTGAAGGTGATTTTTGGGCGCGCCTTGACCCTCAAGAAAATCACCGTCAACCCGCTTGCCGGCGTGACCTTCGGCAACTTCACCAAGGTCAAGATCCGGCCCAAGGGTGCGCGTCTTCGGCATGTTTCCGTCGTGGATCTGCTGGCCGACTGGGCTGAAGCGTTCCCCGTCGACCCGGCCGGCATTGTGTTGATGGTGCTCATGCTGGCCCACGGCACCCGCATCACTGAAACCCGCCTGGCCAAGTGGAAGAACGTCCACCTGCAGGAAGGGGAGTGGTTTATTCCTGGGGCTGATACCAAGTCGAAGCGCGACCACCTGTTGCCGCTGACACCTGCCGCTGCGGCCTTCCTTGACCGGTACCGAGAAAACCAAAAGGCGCGGGGGTATGACGGGGCCTATCTGTTCCCGTCTACCACTCATTCCGGCCGACCTATGTCACGTAGCCAGGCGTTTTCCGTCTTCACCCGTTACGGCGCCGGAGAGTGGACCAGTCACGACCTGCGCAAACTGGCGCGTACCTGCTGGGCCAAGTTCCGCGTGGATAGCCTGGTGGTCAAGCTGTTGCTCAACCACTCCCTGACCGACTTGGAGGCGACTTACTTTCAAGACCGAGGCGAGGACATTAAGCGCGACGCCCTGGAGCGCTGGCACGAATGGCTCAACGCGCAGGGTTTTGACGCATTGCAGGACAAGACAGGAGCAAGACGCGCCGTTAAGCCCACTGCCGTAGACCCTGCGGGCTGGCTGGCTTAGAGCCCCAAACCAAAATTAAACATATAAGAGGATTTTAAATATGACCGAGCAAGCGAAGTTCGGCGGCGACGGCATGAATCATGGCCGTGTGGAAATTCCGGTTGACTGGCCTGTGACGGGTCACAGCGATGATGAAAACGAGCTGAGTCCCGAGGCCCTGCGCAAGCGGGAGCAGCGCGAACGCGAAAAAGCGGCCGGTGTTGAGGTGTTTGAGCTGAAAATGGGGCCAGCAGAACAGGAAATGTTGGCTGAAGGCCGCGCGCTGCGGGGCTCTAAGGGGATTCCGTATACCGCAACCGAGTACCTTTTGACGCTCTTGCGAAACGACAACCGGTTGCTGGTAAAGCAGCGCGGGAAGCTGGAGGGGCGCACCTGTAAGAACTGCCAGAAGCAGTTGCCTCGGGGTTGCGGGGGCACTTGGGCTGGTGAGTTTCGGTGTCTTCTGGCGCGATCAGAGATCGCCCTGGAGCTGTGACGGCCTGTCAAAAATTGCAGGGTTGACAGCCTTTAGGTTTGACATGATTAATGTTTTTTACAGATAACGTGTTTACAGCGCTGAGCTTTTCCCCTAATCTTTGCTCCATCGTGGTGTTTTTGCGGACGCCTCGGCCCCATCAGCGACTCCCTTTAGCCTCCGGCCCTCACAGGTCGGGGGTTTTTTTATGCCTATTCCCCGTCATTCGGGAGAAACCGAGATGCCAAACATGCCCCCAGAAAAAGACCCTACTTTCTGGGTCATTGTTATTGCAGCTCTCAAGGATCACGGTTTTGCCGGCCTACTGGCTTTCGGTCTGAGCTATCTGCGGATCCTCTACGACGACAAAGAACCGCGCTGGGATCGACGCCTTATTGAGGCGTCGCTGGGCGGTGTGCTGGTGTTCCTAGTCGGTGTCGGTGCTGAGAAATTCGGCATGGGCGGCGGGCTCTCTTACGCCGTCGCGGGATTCGTCGGGATCCTCGGCGTTGAGCAGGTGCGCCAGTTAGGCAAGCGCTGGGCTGAGAAAAAGGCGGACTTGGGATGAAGATTCCTCGCCCGCTGGTGACGTTGTTGGTGGTCCTGATGGCTTACGCCTTCACGGGTCATGTGGATTGTCGAGAGTCGGAAGCCTGTCAGGCCCCGGCCGTTACGCATAACGAGGGGTTCAAATGAGCAGTTCTGAAGTTTTTTATCGCGTCATTGACCGCGCCGGTAACGTTCATCGGCTGAAGGCTGTGCGGCAGGTTAGCGATCAGGGTGCAGCGTTTTTCTACAACTCTGCGAGTGAGGAAGTGGGCTGCTTTGTCGAGCCTATCGCGGTCACTCTGGATTCGGCCGAGACGCTTAGCCACCTGCCGTTTGTGCAGGGTGAAGCGTGCGCCACGGTCATTCAGTCGACCGATGGTATACCGCCGCCGATTCTCTGGATTACGGTTGCCTCTCTGGCTGCCCTGGTCGCTATGCGGGCTTGCGAGCTGTTCGGGTTCGTAGGCTAGCCGTCTCAATCACCCTGAAGGTGTCCGTATGTTCAAGATCGATTTAGGGCTGGATTCTGCCCCGGTCACTGCGGGCATGCTGGAGCTGGAGAAAAAACACCTTCCTTTCGTGGCGGCCCTGACCGCGACCCGGCTGGCCCAGCGGGTCAAGAAAGGCACTATTACGGTGATGCAGAAGCGCCTGGATCGGCCAACCCCGACCACGCTGAATAGCTTGTTCGTGAAGATGGCCACCAAGCAGCGCGCCGCCGAGGTCTATTTCAAAGATTCATGGGCGTCCGGAGTGCCTGCCGACACTTACCTGCAGCAGGCGGTGAGCGGTGGGGTGCGGCCCCATAAGCGTTTCGAGAAGTCTCTTATTGCGCGCGGCATCATGCGCAGCGGCCAATACGCTGTGCCTACCACGGCTTTCATGAATCAGTACGGCAACGTGTCACGCGGCACGATGCTGAAGATCCTGTCGGGCCTGGGTGCTGCGGAGTCAGCGCGTGGCTATCAGGCCAATGCCAGTGGCAGCGCCCGGAGTCGTCGCAAGGGAAACGCCCATCGCTTCTTCTCTGGCGATGTCGACGGTACGCAAGGTGTGTGGGAGCGCAAGTCGATGGGCATGGGTGATGCAGTGCGGCCGGTGTTCATCTTCGCTGACTCGGCCCCGCGATACCGCGCCATATTCCCGTTCTTCAAGATCGCCGAGAACATCGTGAAGGCCAACCGAGAGGAAGAGTTCGCCGCCGCCTGGGCCCAGGCCCTGGGTAGTGCGCGGTGATGGGCTTCATTCGTCAGAAAACACCGAAAAAGGTGAAAAACATGGCCTTTTCGTCGTTTTCATCGCCTTTTCCGCTTGACAGGCCGGCCCGGGCGGAAAACCGAAGGTACTCCCGGGCCCCCACCCCTCATGGGGGTAATTCGGGCCCCGCCCATTCGCTACGTATGACCCTTTTCTAGAGGTTGGTTGTTGTTATGTCTTCGAAGATCACCACGATCACGCGACAGCCGGGCTGGCTGAATAAGAAGAACATGGCCGACAGCCTCGGAATTTCGGTGCAGGCCTTTGATAAATGGGACGTTCCGGCCGTCGCGAAGATCGGGCGAGAGTCGTTTTATGACGTCCGGTCGGTAGTGGATAACCGCCTGCAACACCAAACCGGAAAGCAGCAACCTGGCGCGTTAGAGGTCGATCCGTTCATTGGCTACAAGATCGATTGCGAGCGGCTGAGATTGACTCGCGAGCAGGCCGACACCCAGGCGCGAAAAAACAAGATCGGGGATAAGGAGCTGGTGCCGGTCGGATTCATGGTTTTTGCCTTGGCCAGCCTGTCCGCGCAACTGGCCTCAACCCTCAACACTGTTCACAAAAACGTGAAGCGCAAACACCCCGATATCGACGTGCGCCACTTGGAGGCCGTCGAAACGGAAATTGCCGTTACGCGTAACGCGGCTGCCGGGTTGGCTGATCGCATACCGGAGCTTTTGGATGAGTACCTCGCCACCTTGGATCAAGAGTCTGGTTGAGGCGGTCCGGCGCGGGTTAAAGAACCTTGAAGTCGATCCGCCCATGACGGCGGTGGAATTCGCCGACAAATATTTTTATATGTCGTCTGAATCGTCTTATGGAGAAGGCAAGTGGACCACTGAGTCTTTCCAGGTGGCTCTACTGAATGCCATGGGCAACGACCTGATACATGAGCTGAATATCCCGAAATCGGCGCGCACGGGCTACACCAAGATGCTGATGGCGAACATCGCCTACAAGCTCAAGCACAAAAAACGTAGCGTCTGCATGTGGAGCCCAACGGACGACGACGCCAAGGGCATCATGAAAAAACACGTCGACCCGATGATTCGCGACGTGCCGGTGATCAAGGCCATGGCGCCTTGGTTTGGGAAAAAGCACAAGGACAACACCGAAGATCAAAAGACCTTCGAAAACCGCAAGGTGCTGTGGTGGTTGGGCGGTAAGGCAGCGGGCAACTACCGGGAGAAAAGCCCGGACGAAGTGGGCTACGACGAGCTGTCGAGCTTCGATGCAGACATTAACAACGAGGGCTCGCCTACCTTCCTGGGGGATAAGCGTCTGGAGGGTGCGACCTTTCCTAAGTCGATTCGCGGCTCAACCCCCAAACTTGCGGGCAGTTGCCAAATCACGCGGGCGGCCGAGGAATCGGCCTACCTGCTGCGGTTTCACATCCGGTGCCCGCACTGCCATACAGAGCAAACCCTTAAGTGGGGTGGCAAGGATGAGGCGTTTGGGCTCAAGTGGTCCAAGGACGCCCTGGGCGAGGTCGATAAGGCTTGGTACCTGTGCGAGTCCGGCAACGGCTGCGCGTTTGAGCATTACCAGATGGTCGAGGCGTCACGCACCGGCCGCTATATCTGCGAGAAAACTGGCGTGTGGACACGCGACAGCATGGCGTGGTTCGGCGCGGATGACGCGCCGATTCGCACGCCGCGCCGTCTGACTTTTCATATCTGGACCATTTACTCGACCTTCACCACGTGGGTGAAAATTGCCGACGAGCGTGTGAAGGCTGGTAAGGATCGGGGCAAGCTCAAGACTTTTGTAAACACCACGCTTGGCGAGCCCTGGGAAGAAGACCTAACCGAGAAAGTGGATTGGGAACTGCTGCGGGAGCGGCGGGAGGTCTACGCGGCTCAGGTGCCCGCTCGCTGCGTCGCCCTGATGGGCGGGATCGACACCCAGGATAACCGCTACGAGCTTCGGGTATGGGGCTTTGGTGCAGGTGAGGAATCTTGGTTGATCTACCGTCGAGTGCTGATGGGCGATCCGGCTAGCGCCGAACTGCTGCGCCAAGTTGGGCTGGAACTGAACAGGCAGTTTACTCGCGCCGACGGCACGAAAATGGGCGTGATGCGCTGGTGCTGGGACTCTGGTGGTCACCATTCGGAGACAGTAAAGGCTCAGAGCCGCAAGCATGGCCTGCATTGGGTTGTTCCGATTTTCGGGGCTAGCACCTACGGCAAATCCATTGCCAGCTTCCCTCGCAAGAAAGAGAGGAAGTCCAAGACCTATCTAACCGAAGTCGGTACCGACAACGCCAAAGAGGTCATTTACAACCGACTCAAGCAGCAGCCGGACGGCAATCGTCCGGTGCCCGGCCTGATTCATTTTCCGGCCGACGATTCAATCTGTGATGACGACGAACTTAAGCAACTGACCAGTGAAACCAAGAAATGGATCTTGGCGAAGGGACGGCGTGTGCTGCGCTGGGACGCCAGTAAGAAGCGCAACGAGGCGCTCGACTGTTTTGTTTATGCGTTGGCGGCGTTGCGGATCAGTCAGGAAAAGTTCGGTTTGGATCTGGATCTGCTCGCAATGGAAGCCCAGTACGTGCCCGAGTCAGGCACGTGGGAGGTTCCCGACGCGGTTGAGCCCGTGTCTGAAACGGAAGAATCAGAGCCGCCGATTGAGTCGGCGCGGCCTGAGCCCCCATCAACTCAAGCCGACGCCCCTGGCGACTGGCATAACGTGGAAAGTAACGGATGGCTATAAACGCGCAGGAGATGCTGGACAAGTATCTGGAGGCAGAGACCGCCATTCTGCTGGGCAAAACGACCATTTTTAATGGCCGCACCCACACCATGGCTGAACTGCCGCAAATCCAAGCAGGGCGACGCGAATGGGAGCGCCGGGTTAGCGCCCAGCGCGCCGCCGCGCAAGGCAGTCCGGGTTATGCCCTGGCTGAATTTCGTTGAACTTCCTCGACCGCTGCATTGCGGCGGTTAGTCCGGGCGCGGGATTGCGTCGCCTGGCGGCACGTAGCGGGATCCAAGCCTTTGAGGCTGCCGAGGTCACGCGCACACACAAGGCGAAGCGACAAACGCGAAGCGCTGACAGCTCGTTGCAGCGAGACGCGGAATCGTTGCGCGGCCAGGCTCGAAAGCTGGACGAAGACCACGACCTAGTGACGGGTATTTTCGACCGGTTGGAAGAGCGGGTAGTGGGTGGCGCCGGGATCGCGGTAGAGCCGTTGCCCCTGGATCACGCGGGAAATATTCACTTGAAGTTCGCGGCGCAGATTAAAGACCTGTGGGCCGAGTGGTCCTTGCGGCCGGAAACGTCGGGCGAGTTAACCCGGGCACAAATGGAACGCCTGGTGTGCCGTACTTGGCTGCGCGATGGCGAGGCTCTGGCCCAGCTGTTGTTTGGCAAGGTGGCCAACTTCAAACATCTGCATAAAGTGCCTTTCACCCTGGAGTTGTTGGAGTCTTGCCGGTATGGTTGTTCAACGAAATTATCTTGGTCTTGCCGATCCGATGAC